CTTATTGGACAATTAGAAAATCTTGATAGAGGTGATAAAGTAATTGTAGTAATTGATTCAATCGGCAATCTTGCTTCTAAAAAAGAAATGGAAGATGCTCTAAATGAAAAATCAGTAGCAGATATGTCACGAGCAAAAGCATTGAAAGGATTATTCCGTATGGCAACTCCTTATCTTGCTATGAAAGATATTTCATTGTTAGCGGTTAATCATACGTACATGGAAATAGGTTTATTTCCAAAAGCAATTGTTGGTGGAGGTACAGGAATTTACTATTCTGCTGACAACATTTGGATTCTTGGTAGACAACAAGATAAAAAAGGTACTGAGATCCAAGGATATCATTTTGTAATTAATGTTGAGAAGAGTAGATATGTTAAAGAAAAGTCTAAGATTCCTATTACTGTTTCCTGGGACGGTGGTGTTCGCAGTTATAGCGGGCTTCTTGATGTGGCTCTTGCTGGTGGGTACGTTACTAAACCTTCAAACGGTTGGTATCAACCGGCTAATGGTCCGAATGGCGAAGAAGCTGGAAAAGTACGATTTGATCAAACTTTAGAAAAAGAGTTTTGGGATCCTATCTTCTATTGGATACCAAGATCAAGTTTCAATGGATCAAATTGTGTTGGAGGAAATTTAATGCCTAAAGAAAATGTAGATTACGAACTAGTTCCATCCGAAAAACATGAAGATCAAGCATGGAACGTTCGTTTTCTTACAGGCGATTACACCGAAACTATCATTCAATTTGGTGCTATTAAAATAAGTGGTGAAAATATGGTAAAAGATGATGAAGCAAATATGACGTTTAACTTCGATGTCATATATTCTCCAGATTCAGAACTCACTGCAGAAAATAATGGTTTACAAAACAGCGCAGGTGAGGTATTATTGGATATTATAGAACAAGCTATTTTAAATAATAATATTCAAACACGAGAATCCAATGAAGATTAATCTATGGTTTGACAAATCAAAACTTGAATTATTTAAAAAACCATTTCATAAATTCGATACAGGTATACATAAAACTGAATTAGAATTAGACTACTTTGTTTTCAATAAAAATGATGAAATAGAATTTATAACAAAAATAATTAATCAAGATATTTTCGATGAATCAGAAAACAATTTAATTCTTTATCACATTAATCCTTGGTTATATCCAGGTGAAGATGGAGATTTGCCTGCTGCTATAAAAGACATTGTCAATGAAGAAACAAAAGTTTTTGCTAAAAAACATAATCTCACTATAAACTTATCATATGTTAAAGAACGTTTACCTACATGGCAACTGAGTGAAGAAGAACTTAAGGAGTACAGGTTTTTAGATGTATCTTTTTTAGAAGATGGCTTACTAGTGTATAGCGCTGTTGAAAAATTTAAAAGACATTGTAGAATTACTGATCCTGATCCAAATTCGCCATTATTTGGCAGTGTAATTAGTAATATTGCTGTGCCTATAGGTAATTATAACTCAAACATATTTAGAGGTGTACTTTTAGTTTATCTTCATCAAATCAAACAAGATGGTATAATATTAGAAGATGATCTTTGGCATTCTTTATTATACTTACCTCCTAACAAACCAAAACAAGAAAAAATTATAGAACGTTATAATTATATAAAAGCTAGGTTACAAAGCAAAAGCACTGCCAAGAAAGAACTTACTAAAACTATACGTTTAAATTATAGCGAGGATGAAGTACTAGAAATATTTAAATTTAAAAAATACGATTATCGTGGTATTTTA